TCGTGCAAAATCTTTAAAGAGCATGTTTCGTACTTTGACCTTTAAAGCGGCTAAGGCCGGCGTTACTATTTTGTTTACTAACCATACATACGAAGATCCTGCCTCAATGTTCCCTAGTCTCGTGAAAAACCAAGCTGGTGGTTCTGGCCCTGTATATATGGCTAGTATTCTTGTACAGCTTGCCAAGCGTCATGAGAAGGAAGGTGAGGGTGATTCTATGGATGCTGATGATAAGAAGCTTGCAGAAGCCAATAAGTATAGCGGCACAACACTTCGTGCGCTAACTGTTAAAAATAGGTTCCTTCCACCGTTTTTAGAGACAGAAATGTATCTTTCTTTCAAGACTGGTCTTAACAAGTATAGCGGGTTGCTCGGCATGGCGACTGCAAGAGGTATCGTTGAACAAAATGGGGCTACGTATACTGTCGGTATTACTAGCGGTAAGTATAAGAAGGGCGATAAACTGGGTTATGCAAAGACTTTTGCAAAAGACCCCGCTTTCTACGAGGAGTTTATTATTCCAGAACTCGACAAGCGCTTAACAGAGGAATACAAATATAACTTAAATGAAGCGCCAAGCGAAGAAGCACCAGTCGAGTAAAGCAGTAGTACCTATTTCCGGGGGAATGGACAGCTCTGTACTGTTACATTTAGCTGCGAGTCGGTATGACGAAATTATAGCAATCAGTTACAATTACGGTCAGAAGCACAAGGACAAAGAGCTTAACTGCGCTGCTTTACAAGTTGAATCGGTTAAAGTACCTGTCGAGTATAAGTGGATAGATTTACCGTTTTTTAAGAGTATTTGCGAGGTCTCTTCACTTCTTAATACTAAGATTGCTGTGGCTAAGGCTAAAGATGTAATGGGTGACCCGCAGACGGTAAACTATGTCCCGTACAGAAACTTAATGCTTCTTAGTATTTCACTAGCAATAGCAGAGAACGCTGGGGCTAGCACGGTTTTTCATGGTGCTGCTCAAGCTGATAGCGTTGCGGGGTTCTGGGATGGTAGTGAAGAATTTCTGGAGCAAATTAATAATGTATCAGCTTTGAACCGTAGAAATAAAATATCAGTACAAGCACTATTAATTGATAAATCTAAGGAAGAAATTATAAAACTCGGTATTAAATTAGGTGTAGATTTCAGTAAGACATGGACTTGTTATGAGGGAGAAGAGCAGGCTTGCGGTGAATGTACTGCGTGCTCTTTAAGAATAAAAGGCTTTATAGATGCGGGGTATATAGACCCGATTTCATATAAAATTACATTACCTTGGAAAAAATATAACTGTAAAGCTATTAATCACCGTAACTAAAATTACCCTTGTCGACTGGTGCCTGTCTTAATCCAAATTCTTGCTTAGCTGCAGTATATACATCATCACCTTCTGGATATTCGTCAATAGTAGGCTCTTCTCCTGTGCCTTCACCTTCTTGTTGCTTGGCTTCTGATTGTGGTGTATAACTATTTTTATGCTTTAATGAATCGATAAAATCATTTATAAGCTCTTTATCCTTAGCTTTTGTTTCATCGTAAGCTCTTGTAATAGCTTCTTTAACTTCGTTCTGAAGTTCATCTGACTCGTAAAAATCTTTCTTTCCAGAAATTGTAATTTCATCTGGTAGCTCAACAAAAATTGGCATAAACTCTTTAATAAAGCGTACCATAGGATTCTTTACGAAAGCGTTTGCTGTAGCTTGAGAAGTGGCGGGTTGCGCAGTACCATCACCTGTTATTGGTTTATCTTGTACGCCTGTGTCAATAGCTTTCTTAACTTGTACGGGTGATGCCGCAGCGCCACCTTCAACATCAACACGCAGGACGTTAAGTAGGTTGTCAATTACTCGCGCTGTATATTTTGCTGCTGTACCACCTATTTTAAGTTCATTTTTAATTAAATTTTCTAGTTCCGTTCTAAACTTCATTTTGCTACCAGGATAGTAGAGTTGGTATTCTTTTCCGTCAATTGTATGTGCTGCAGGTTTAAAAAGTTTTGTTTTGACAGCATTAAGAATACGGTTGGCAATTTCTGTTTTCGTTTTACCTTCTTTTGCTGCTGCAGTTCCTACACCATATCCACCGCCTGGAGCACTTTCTATGTCGCTAGTATAGTCTAAATCTCCTGGTCCATATATTGGAGCTTCATTTAATACAGGTTTCTTTGTTAAATACGCTTCAAATATTAGTTTGCTATCTTTATTCATCTTGAATTATTTATTCTCTTTATTATAATAAATCAGGAGGATAATGTTATTTGCGGCATATTTGGAGCTAAAGAGTTTACGAAATACGTAAAGCTTTACAATAAAAACAAGAAAAGAGGTAACTTTTCTTATGGAGGCCTATTGATTGGCAAGAGATTGCATGCTATTTTGAAGACACCAGGCGTTACACAATTAAACAATAAGCTAATTATTGAATATGGTAAAAAGAAGAAGTATATTAATGACTTCAATTATTACTTAGGTCATACGCAAGCTCCTACTTCATCGCAACGAAAGTTTACACCTGCAACTTCACACCCGTTTAAATATAAAGATTGGCTAATAGCTCATAACGGTGTCTTAACTAACGATAAACAACTCAAAGCTTTGATACCGGATAAGAAAGCTTTTAACGTTGTTGATTCATCTGTAATACCAGTATTATTACATATAAACGAAAAGAGTATTAAGGACGAGGTAGCAGGTATTGTTCGAACGCTTTCACAACTCAAAGGCACGTTCGGGCTTTGGATGTACAATCAAAAGAGCGGGAACATATATATTGCTCGCTCTGGTAGTACACTATATGCTGACTTTATTAATAATGAGTTTTCATCTCTACCCGAACCCGAATATGTTGCACTAGAGGAGGGTCTAGTATATCTTTTAACACAGGAAGGTATTACTTCTGTTGGTAAATTTACTTCTAACTCACCATTCTTTACACCATGAAGATCGCTTTTTATTTTACAACTAAAGGAGCTAATGCTGAAGAGACATTAGCTTACAAATCATTATCACGGTTAAACGATATTGATGTGTATTACGACGCTAACAACAAAGAAGGTCTAAGCGTAATGTATAATTCTATTTTAAAAGAACACTTAAATGATTTTGATTATATAGTTTTTCTCCATGATGACGTATATGTTGACGACCTCGGTGTTTGTGAGAAATTAATCAAAGCACATACTCAATTTGATATTGTTGGCATTGCAGGCGGCGTTAACCCTACAATTAAAGCACCAGCTTTATGGCATTTAATGTGCGGTGGGTTTCAAAGTAACAATCTATATGGCGCTGTTTCACACCCATGTAGCAAGGATCAAATTATGGTTACTAATTTCGGACCAACACCCTCACGCGTTGCTATATTAGATGGGTTATTTCTTTCTGTAAAAACAAAAAGTGTCAAAGAGACCGGCTGGAAGTTTAATGAAAACTACAACTTTCATCATTATGATATTGCTAGCTGTATTGATGCAAATAAAAAGAAACTAAAGCTTGGAGTCGCCCCTGTCTGGGTTATGCATAATTCGCCTGGGCTATTAAGCTTTGAAGATAAAAACTTTAATGCTAGCCAAGAGAAATTTCTAAAAGAATATAGTACACATTGATAACAAGAAAAAGTACTATATTATAGATTAATGGCGAAGTTAGATTTAGACTATTTTGAAACAGTAATCGCCTATAAAAGCCTTACTGACGACACGTACCTTGCCTCTATTGTTGATTACGTTAAACCACTTTACTTTAAAAATAAAGATATAAAAGCTATTTTTACTATTATTCGTGATTTTTACGAAAAGAGAAATACCAAACCAACTATTACAGAGATAAAATCGTATTTAACAACAGACGAACTTAAAACATCTCTTAAGAATGTTGTTAATCTATTTACTGGCATAGATAAAAATCTTAATAATGATGAGCTCTCGACGAATACAGAAATTTTTTTAAAAGAGAAAGCGGTATATCATACTATGATGGATGTAGTGGATGATATTAATAAAAACGAAGTCGATACATCTAAAATTTTGGATAAGTTTGAAAAGGCATGCAGTATTACTCTCGCAACTGAAATAGGTTTAGATTTATTTACTGATGTCGATCGTGTTATTGATGATTTAAATTCCACAGACAGATATATTCCTTCAAAGTGGAAATGGCTTGATGATAAAATAGGTGGTGGTTTTTTGGAATCCGGTCGTGCATTATACCTGTTTGCTGGTGAAACTAATATTGGAAAAAGTATTTTTCTCGGTAACGTTGCAATTAATATTGCTAAACAAGGTAAGACAGTGCTCTTAGTTTCTCTTGAAATGCCTGAGCTTGTATATGCAAAGCGACTTTGTTCGAGTGTATCCAAGATACCTCTTGGCCAGCTTAAAGTTGAATCCCAGAATCTTAAGAGCCAAATTTCTGAGTATTGTATTGAAAATCCAAACTCTAAGATTATTATTAAAGAGTTTCCACCTGCTACAATAACTTGTAATCATTTAAAAGCTTTTGTAAGAAAGCTTACACAAAAAGGAATAAAAATTGATGCTATTGTTCTCGATTACGTTAATTTGCTCAACTCAACAATGGGTGATAGCAGTTATGAAAGAATTAAAATCTGCACCGAACAACTACGCGCATTAACGTATGACTTTAATTGCCCTATTATTTCAGCTACACAGCTCAATAGAGATGGGTATGAAATATCTGAACCCGGTCTTAAAACTATCTCAGAAAGTATTGGTCTGGCAATGACCGGTGACGTGATATTAAGCGTATGGCAGGAAGATACTGATAAAGAGCTAGGTGTTATTAAGATGGGCTTTATGAAAAATCGATTTGGACCTAATTTCGGATTCTGCCCTATGAGAATTGATTATACTACACTTACTATTACAGAGGACGAACATATAAACGATACAGAAGGGAGTGCATCATCGATTAATACATTGACAAAATTAGCGTTGGGATAGATGGATTTACAATAAATAGTCAATAATTAGTATTGACAGTGAATACATTTGATCCATCTAAGCAAATGACAGAGTATGAGCAGACACATTTGTTCTTATCTTTTTGTTCATTTGTGACACTTACCAACTCTAAAAAGCTTAATTTAGCTAATGTTTTTATTTTATTACTTAAAAAAAGAGCACTTCGAGATCTTTTTAAAGCATATTGTGACATTAAAAATGATTTTAGTGCAATTAAATTTTTCTTGCATTTTGATTCAACATTGTATAAAAGTAAATACGTTATGAAGTTTTTAAACAGTTCCAAAAAGAGTCTATTTTTATGAGTAAAAAACACCCTAATGCAGAAGTATCCTTAAATGGTAAGAAGAGTCTTGATAAAGCTTATTTTGAAAAAGCCCTTAATAAGTTTGGCAGAGAATTTTTAAAGTCAGGCGTTTTAGACGTTTTAAGACTTAAAAGGTGTCACTACAAGCCAAGTAAGATGCGTCGCGTCAAAAAAGAACTTTCCCGTAATAAGTGGAAATTCTATAATTAATGACGACATTCGAAAAGCATATTTATAACACATACTTAGCTGTTTCTAGATCGAGTAAGAACAAGCCCTTTAAGCTTCGTAAAAATTTTGAAAAAATTGACGAAGCGCAGTTTATTGCAATTAAACGCATTGCAACATTTTTAAAGAAGTTCCCTCATATTAAGATTGAGGACTATTTTAAAGCTCCTTATAGCCTCTATCCTGACGAGCCTTATTTTCCTCTTGATTATTATGCCAGCCTCAAGGCTACAAAATCATATACCTTATTTCAGAAAAAGATCGTTAACATGGATCCCGATAGCGAAGAGCAGTTATCAAATATAAAACAATCACTTGTGTTTATATTAAATTTTTGTAATGAAGTTAAAGTAAGCCCACAAAATTATATTAATCACAAAACAAATAATGAATATTCATTTATGGTTCATTTAAAAGAGCATAAAGTCAACATCTATACGCTTCTAGGGTTCGAAGTATTTGAGAAAAATCTTAAGAGCAGAGATCCTGAAATAATACGGTTTATTATTGGCGACGATTTCTATAACAACATATCTACGTATAGAACAAAGCTTTATAATTCAAAAAAGGCTTTAAGACTTGTAGACCTCGGCCTTAAAAAGATTTCTAGCAAATTTGCTTGATTTATTTTTATTCGAATATATCATACATAATATGAATACATTTACTACATCGATGTTTGAAAGCATTAAGGGTGCTCTAACTAAAAATAACGAATCTTCCTCTTCAAAAATTAAGGATTATTTGCGTACTGAAGCAGGTAATACTTATACTGTAAGACTTTTGCCTAATGTTAAAGATGCCGCAAAGACATTTTTTCATTACTACTCTTACGGCTGGAATAGTCTTACGACCGGTCAGCTAGTTACCGCTGTTAGCCCGACAACTTGGAATCAGCGTGATCCTATTGCCGAGGAACGTTACAGAGTTCTTCGCAATGGAACAGAAAAAGAAAAAGAAAAAGCTCTCGCTATTAAGCGCCGTGAAAATTGGTTGATAAATGTTTATGTTATTAACGATCCAGTTAACTCTGAAAATAACGGTAAAATAAAGATTGTACGTTTTGGTCGCCAGCTTCATAAGATTATTATGGATGCAATCGAAGGTGAAGAAGCTGCAGAGCTAGGCGCCCGTATCTTTGATCTTTCGCCCAAAGGATGCAACCTTCGTATTAAGGTTGAAAAGCAGGGCGATTATCCAACATACGTTTCATCGAAGTTCTCTACTCCTAAAGAAATTGAAGGTCTTGATGAAGATGGTTATAATAAGATCTATAACAGTGCATTTGATCTTGAATCTTATGTAAGTGTTAAGAGTTATGATGAGCTTAAGAATATTCTAGATGAGCATTATCATGGTACAAAGGATGTTGAGGAAGCCGCAGAAATTGTAGCGCCTAAAACGTCAGCTCCGACACCATCGGTTCAAGTAGTTGCTAAGAAGACTACAAAGTCAACTGAAGACGAAGATGCTTCGATTAAGGAACTGCTTAAGGACCTATAATGGATAGTTTTAAGGAACTAACACCAGAAGAGATTAAGCTCGCTACGATCCAGTTTATGGGTCAGCACTTGACTGGTGACCTTAAAGTATTAGATCAACACATTACCAACAAAACTACATCCTTACAAGGATTAACTATTGACCCATTACGAGTTATTAATACTATACCTAGTACTCAGAACCCGGTTGCAACTGTAGTTAATGCAGGAATTAATACTGTGCAACCGCCGCATAGTCTTAACGTTCAAACAGTAGAAGCAGTAAAGAGCGACCCCAATCAATTAGAATTTGATTTTGATAGCTCACCATATTCAAAGCAAATATTTGAGCAATTAGATAGAATTGAGCGCAAGCTAGATGTGCTTAATAGTACTTTAAAAAAAACTCCTTTAGTAGAAAAAATAGATTGATTGCTTGTATAAAGAGGTTATTATTAAAGTAATGACTCTTGTTATATCTGATAGAGATAAATTTTTAACTAATTTTATAACACCTCTCAGTAAAGTTGCTGATAGCGCTGTTTTAAAAGTAACTAAGCAAAAAATATCTTCATTAATATCAGCTTGCGATAATACTATTATAGTTAGTGCAGAATATTCTGATGATAAAATTGACGTAGAAAAAATATTAAATGTACCCGATCTCAAAAAATTATGCAGAGTATTAAGCTGTATTGAAACCGATTCATTTGAACTTGATATATCAGCTAACTATATTGGGTTTAAATCAGACAGTGTACGTTTTAAGTATCATTTGTATGATGATAATATTATTACAACACCTAAAGTAAATATTGATAAGCTTAAAGCTTTGGAATACGACGGCAGTTTTACGTTATCGCACGGGTCGACAGTTAGTTTAATTAAAGGCAGTACTATCAGTACTGAATCAAACAAATTATATATTTCTGTTAAAGATAATTTTGTTACCGGTGAACTTACGGATAAGATGCGTGCTAATATAGATTCGTATGGAATTAGAATATCTGACAATTATAGCGGAGTACAGTTTAATTTACCAATACCGTTGAATTTTGAAATCTTTAGAATAATTTCTTCTATGAGATTCAAAGAGATACAAGCCAAGCTAGTAACTAAAATGGGAGTAATGCTATTTGATTTAAATCTAGAGAATACATCTTTTAAATTTGTAATCTCTGCATTAGCTAATTAATATGAGTAAAAATAAATTAAGAACACCAAGCTATTTTATTAAACGCCTACGTGACAATGGCTTTATTGTTGTCAAGTTATTTGCAATATATTCTAAATCTGATCCTAGACAGTGGACTGTAATGGTCAATCCAACTGAAGCTTCTGTTCTTATTACGTGTTATGCTAATAAGAATAACATAGATGAAATTCTATTTGAAATAGATGATGGCGGTAAGCGCGTACCTAAGAATTTCTTTATTAAAACATCGAGTATTGAAGTAATTATTGACTATCTGCTCGGACACGGTGTTTCTAATAATACTGACTACCCGGGTAGGGATAGATATCTATCAAAAAGACTAAATACTTATGATGAAAGACAAGAACAAGTCTAGTGGAAGTGATAAAGATCGTAGCTTTGATCCTAATGCAAATAAGGAAGTCAAAGAATTAACGCATAAAGCGCTTGTCTCTTTTTTACGCGATCAGCTTAAAAATAAGCATGAATCAAAAAAAGATTTAGACGCTTTAACAAGTCAAGTATTAGAATTTTTAAACAGTTTTGTTCTTCTTGGATATAATTTCGACGGTGAGCCTATAACAATTATTTCTGCCCATAACCAGCAAGAAGCCGATTCACTCGGAACTTTAATTAATAAATTTCTTTTTAACCAGAATAGCTCTGGAGATTAATAATTTTTAATATAAAATATTTTCGTGGTTAATGTTTTTATACTCGGCAAAGGTTTTGTAGGTACTCATATATACAATAGTTTTTCGAAAGAAAATAATTTTCATCTTAATATTGCCAGTCTTAAGGATGTAAATTATTTTGATGAAATAGCTTTAAAAAGATACATACGCGAATCACATCATGATAATGTTAATGATATAGTTATTATTAATTGCTCTGGCTATACTGGTCGACCAAACGTTGATGCATGTGAATCTAATAAAGAGATTTGTCTAGATTACAATACTAAGCTTCCCGTTTTTTTAAGCAATTTTTGCGACAAGTATAATTACTGGTTAGTTAATATTTCTAGCGGTTGTATTTTTACAGGTTATGAAAAAGATTTTACAGAGCTCGATATTCCAAATTTTGGAATGTTTAATCCCATAAGCAGTTTTTATTCAAAAACAAAACATCTAGCAGAAGCTTTAATTAATAATAATGCCGCATCTACATTCCGTATACGTATGCCTTTTTGTGCATATAACTCTGAAAGAAATTATATCAACAAAATTATTAACTATGATAATTTAGTTTGCTATAAAAATAGCATGACGTCGATCGATGACCTTTGTACCTTTACAATAGAATTTCTATTATATCGTTTTTATAAAAATTCCCCCGGTATTTACAATGTTGTTAATGAAGGCGCGCTTGATGGTAAGGATGTTGTTGAGCTTCTTTCAAAATACAATATTATTAATACTAATTGGAGATTTGTAGATATTGAGTCGCTCTCTCTTAAAGCTAATCGTTCTAATTGCGTGCTTTCTACTGATAAAATAAAGAGCTTAGGTCTAGCATTACCTGATTCACGTACATCAATGGAAAGCTGCATAAAGCAGTTAAGTGTATGATCTTTAAAGCATCTAAAGAACATCCACAACAAAGATATATTTACGCGGTTACAAAAGGGGCTTATTTAGGCGAACTTCTCGTCTTTATGACATTAGAGAATGATAGCTTAAGTTTTTTATCATTACCTGATATGAAGATACGTGAAATCCCCCATGACAAATTTGACTACGGCTTAAAAGAAGGTATTGTTGATATTGTCGAAAAACTACCTAAAGATGTTTATGAAACATGTTGTGTACAATATAAAAAAAATAAAAGTTTGCCTTCCCAGACACCTGAATAAATAGTTACATGAAATTAACTATTGAAACAGTTCTAAGACTCGATACAAGGGAAACCGATGCTTTTACAGTAGCTATTGAAACAGCTGAAATTGTAAAGATCGCCAACGCATCAGGGCCTGCAGCAGCTAACAACGCTATTGATGGCTTTGTATCAAAATATACAGAACAGTTAAAAGCTAAGCTCGCTAAGACACTTAACAAATAATATGGACATTATCGAGCCCAAGATTATAGTATCACCTATCAGCGGTCAACCTGTGAAACCGATATTGAAGACGTATATTCGCGCCGGTAAGGAAATAGTTGAGGCAGAATATATTGATCCCGCCTCAGGTGCTTTTATTCGCAAGGGTGTTGTTTCTGTTAGAGATATTGAAAAAAAATAAGCTTGTAATTACAGGTAATTCCTTTAATATTATTCTGTGCTAATACCGCAAGAATATACTATACAAAAATTCTATCAGTACGCTGGTACGCCAAAATTCAAAAGATTTAGTAACACGTATATCGCTGGCTGTCCTATATGTCATGAAGGTAAGTCTTGGGGTAAAAAACGTAGATGTATTTATATAGTTGATAAGAACGCTATATGCTGTCATAACTGTGGGTGGTATAGCGATGCAACAAAATGGATACAAGAAGTTTCCGGCCTTACATTCAACGAAATCATTCAAGAGGCCCAAAACTATGATGTTATACCAGTAGACGTGCTTAGTGTAGACGAGATACCAAAACCTAAACGTCAGGTTGAACCTCTCCCCACCGATTCAATTAATTTGTTTGATGCGAATCAGATTGAATACTTTAAAGACAATAAGATTGTTAACGATGCACTGGAACTAATAAGAAAGCGTAAAATAGATACCGCTGTTAATCGACCAGAAGCTATCTACGTTTCATTAAAAGACAAGACGCACAAGAATAGAATTATTATACCTTTTTATAGCGAGGATAACGAAGTTATATTCTATCAGTCCCGGGTAATTTATAAGGAAGATATGAAGTTTTATCCGAAATATTTGAGTAAAATAAACGGTGAAAAATCACTTTATAATATTAATAAAATATCTGCAGATTTAGATTTTATATTCATTTTTGAAGGCCCTATTGATGCGTTTTTTGTAAAGAATGGTACAGCTGTTGCAGGTATTCAGGAGAACAGTAATACCAACTTTACATTGCTACAAGAAGCACAGTTAGCATCATTTAAGTTTCATAAAAAGATTTGGGTGTTAGATAATCAATGGCTTGACGATGCAGGTAGAAAAAAAACGCAAAAGCTTATTGAGAGCGGCGAAACAGTTTTTATATGGCCTGAAACTTTTTCTAAATCTTACAAAGATATTAATGAAATGTGTGAAGCAAAAAATCTAAGCGAAATTGAGCCTTCGTTTTTTATTGATAATGCATTTACAGGCTTAAAAGCCCGACTAGTAATGTCTTCTATTACTCGTTAGCAGAAATTAAATAGCCTTTAAGTGATTCGCTGAGCGAACTTAATTCAGCAGCAAGACGTGCAATTTTTTTCTTTTCACTTCTTGCAATATCCTCGAACGTAGAGTCACAAGGTGCAGCATGTAATTGAACTTGCATTGAACTTGCATCAGTACCATTTAAAAATGTAATAAATTGATCTATTTGCCCAATCCATTCTTTAAGCTTTGTTGTCTGTTCACCTTTAACATGATCTACAAGTTCTTGTCTTTTTCCTTCAACATCAAAATCTTCTGGTTTTGCAGTGTTTAATGACTGTGCCATCGCTTCTTTATCTGTTTGAGGTGCATTAGAAGCGGCAGGCGTTGGTTCAACATCATCATTAGCTTCTAAAACTATGCCAAATTTACGTTCGAATAGACTCATAATATTATTTATTGATATAGATTAAATATTTTAGTGAAACGAAAGCTTTTATTTGAAGAGGTTTTAAACTACAATAAATGGACTTCAGGTATTGCTTCAAGAGAGCTTGCAACTCAAAGAGTTACTTTAAAAGATTTATTTGATAAGTCGGTAGATCAAGATCCCAATAGTGCTAAAGCAGATAAGCCCTTACCTTATCCATTGCCTAATGTTATCGGACAGCTTGGAGATCTATATATTAATGCCTGCAACGCACGCATGCTTTTCAAAGCGTCACTTAATAATCCTGTTGTCCAGGAAAATGATGCGGCAAAAGAGCAAGTCATGTCTGTCATTGAAAAGCTTTCCAATATTATTGTTGAGTTAAAAAAAATATTTTACGCTACTGAGAAACCGGTTGCAAAAAAATAAGAAGTCATTATAATATTATAATGTTTAAAAAGTTAGCACTACAGCTATTAGCTTTAATATCCGTTTCACTTTTTTGCGGATTTATTTTTAATACTATACATTTAAATTTTTTCGTTGGTATTTTTATTGGTGCTAGCGCACAAATATTAGGGTTTTATTTATATTCAAACTTACTCAACCTTTACATTATAATAAAAGCTAAAAAGCTTGAGGTTGAAAAATTGCGAGAAATGTCTTTTCAGAGTATTGAAGTCATGTGCCCCTGCTTTAAGCAAGTTACCGATATTGTACCTTTTAGATTCAATACTGCGAATTATTATAAATGCCGGGAATGTAGCAAGACTATAAGCGTGCATACCACAACAGAAACAGCAGTTGTAACTGAGCCCGTAATCGCAACTAACATTGAGCCCGCTTTACTGGAGAAAATTAAAAATGCAGCTTCCTGAAAGTATTAATAAATTAACGACAGATATATCTGCAAGCGCATTAACACCTAAAATACAGACACCACCGTTAGTACTAGATGATCTTGTTCTTTTAGTTAGACGAGCACTCACCACAAAAGAACTTACAGATTTTGAATTTGGTTTAGCGTATTTTAATTCAGACGTTAAATCCGATAGACAAATTATTAAAAATTATATAAAGATGCTTTGTGAGGCCTATATAAAATCTCTTAAAGAAAGTAGCGTTAATGAGGAATATAAAGACGGTATTAATACAGGGTTGAAGCAAACTATTGACGCAGTGCAGCAAGGTTTCGACGCGCTCTATAGCGTTATAATTAATTTAAATGAACAAAAGAATCTTCTTGACCCTAAACAGATTTCCTTGATAATACTTGGATATGCAATTGGAACCATTAAAAAAATATATAACTGTTGAAACAAAAACAAAAAAACATAAGCTAAAAGTAGAAGAATATACTCGTTGGCTTTGTTTAATTGAAGCGCTAGATTACATTACGAAAAAAGCTTCGCAGTTTAAAGTTGATCTGCAGGGTAAAGATGTTGACTGGGTTAAGCCGCTAGCATTTCAAAAATATATTACAGAACGATATGAATCGATGATTGACGAGGTTGGTAATCATGAAAATGTTCGTATCCCCGTAATAGTAAAACCTGACATATGCACTACATCGTCGGAACTCGTTTCGCAGTAACGCCCGGTATTAAGTTTGCTCGCGGAGTTCGCGACAAACAATTTGTACCTGGAGTTACATATGCGCTATTAAACATTACTAAAGTGGAAGAGCAATATAATTATAAGTTCAAAGGGTCTAACGGTGTTGTTATTGATGTTCTGTTTTTAAGTTGCAACGAAGGCGATCAATTTATTGCTAAATACCGTAACGAAAAGTTACCTGTTTCAAAAGCTGAATTAGACGAATTTTTTAGATTAGATTAATACCCACCATATACATTTGAATAATCTGTATCTGAGTTGAAGACAGCTTTTGATGCATCATCAACAGAATATGTATAAGGTTTATCAGCACCTGAAGCAGCAGGATTTTTAGTGTCATCGAATATTTGTTGATTCTGAGCTTCTGGTGTAACACCAGGTTCAAAAGAATACTCAAAACGTTTTGCTTTAACCAACCAAACATAATGACCGGCTAATGCATTAATCTGTGCAATATCTTGATCTAATCGTTGTGTAATTTCATATATATTACCATTTCTACCACCCGGTCTATCACTACCATACTCCGTTAACTGAAATAGATCACCTGATTTAGGTTCTGCACCAAAGCCAAACGTATCATAGAACGCGCTTATATGAATAAACGCTGTTACCTCATCATCTGATACTAGTCCAAACTTACTTAGCATTAAGGCATTCTCGTTTAAATTCATGGCGATTACAATATACTGAGGTGGCGAATATGCTTGTGTAGGGTGCTCACCGTATAGCATATCTGCACTCAACGTTGTTGTATTATTAACAATATACCCTACTTTTTGGCCATAAAGATGTATCTGTTCTCTCCAATAGTTAGAGATTGCGTTTCGTTCACATGCATTATTCTCTTTGTCTGTATATCTAAAGCAATTTTCCTCGTAAAAAAAAGGATATATTTTAGGTTCTGGATTACCTGTATAATAATCTTTACTTTCCATATTATTTCTCCAAGATGGCCTTGTATAGTATTGGATCAAACTTTATAGTAATGCCTGTATTACCAAGCTTTTTAGGTGCTTGCTGATCAAAATTAAGATTAAACTCCTTTTCAATCTCTGCAATATCCTGTACATTTAAAACTATTTTACCTGATGGTTTGTTCAATAAGCTTTCTACTTTCTGGTTCTTCTTTATTGTTCTATGCATATGCGGCACAAATCTGCCAGGATGCTTGGAATGCGAACTTACATCTCTGCCCACAGGATTCATATGACGCTTCTTCATTCCTATGTCAGTGTTTTCAATATAATATTTCTTAAACGTCATATAGATATTTAAGCAAAAAAAAGGGCCTAATTTGACTTAGGCCCTAATTTTTACTATTTTTGATTAGTTAGTTTATTTTAAACCAGCGAGATACGAACCAACCTTCGATGTCTTGCTGCTAACTACGTTAGCTTTGCCCTTAGGCGATGTTGAGGCACCACCCTTTACACCGCTTCCTACTAGAGCATGGCCTTTTTCACCATCATTACCACATTTGTCAGTGACTTTACCATCACCAGCACCGTGTGATACTAAACTCTTTGTTACATCACCGACCTTATTATCCTTCTTCTGAAGGCCTTGACCGGCTGAGGCAGGAACTTCTTTAAGTTCAGTAGCTTCTTTTGCTACTTCTTCTTCTTCCTTATCCTCTTCTTCTTCTTCGTTATCTTCATCAGCACCTACGGCAGCGGTCATTTCGCTATCTTCAGCACCGGCTTCTTCACCCGTTTCTTCTCCGGATGTCTCTTCACCACCGATTACTGTGGCGAGAAGTTCATGAAGCTTAACAGCTAAATCATGCGGAAGAGTTAACGTTACTTCTTCCTTTGTTTCACCTTCTCCAGCGTCAGCTGAAGGCAAACCGAGGGCAGCGGCATCTGTGGTGTCGGTGTCAACGGTTTGATCGGACATTACATCCTCATACAATTTATCAAAAATAGATTTACTCATACAATTATTTATTGTTTGTACTTCTGTTTTTTCATAGTTTTGTGAGAATTTCTTAGGTTCAAAGAAATTTTCTTTTTTCTCTGTCTTAGGATCAATAAGATCCTTCTTAAAGCCGTCAGCGTTTTCCGGGCCAGAATCTTTTTGGACGAACGCTTTTTTATCAGCAGTAGCTTCGACAGGCTTTTTATCTTCAGCCTGCTTAAAAGTACCCTTAGGAGGGAATACTGATTTCTTTTCTTCGATGACGTTCTTTTCATAGAAGTCACCCATTTCTACTAGCGTTCTAGTCTGGTTCATATTAAGTATTTAATAGATATATGCCTAAAAAACCAGAAAATAAGTTTTATTTAGGAAACGAAAACCTGCCTACTTCAGAGGCTGTCTTTGATTACTCTGAACACCCTGAATGGGTAGAGGATATAGCTAAATCGAGAAAGAACATCTTATACTTTGCAGAGAACTTTTTCTTTATTACTAATCTTGATGAAGGTAAGATGAAAATTAAGCTTCACAGTTATCAAAAGCGTATATTAAGAAGCCTTAGAGATAGTAGATTTGTTTGCCTATTGGCATCAAGACAGGTAGGAAAAACAACTCTAATGACAATATACGCATTATGGATAGCTTGTTTTTTTGAAGATCAGCGCATTTTAGTTGTTGCAAATAAAGAACAGACTGCTATTAATATCTTTAAGAGAATACGATTAGCTTATGAAAAACTGCCTAATTACCTTAAACCAGGAGCTGTAGAATATGGTAAAACTGCAATGTCACTCGGTAACGGAAGTAGTATTGGTATTTCGACTACAAGTAGTGATGCTGGTCGAGGTGATAGCTGTAACGTTCTTATCTTGGATGAGTTAGCCTTTATTGATAATCATCTTGTTGAGCAGTTCTGGAGTTCAGTATATCCAATTATTTCCTCGTCTAAAAAGTCTAAAATATTTGTGGCGTCAACGCCAAACGGTACAGGAAATCTTTTTCACGAGCTTTACTCCGGTGCCATTGATGGTAAGAATGATTGGAAGGCGGAAAAGGTTGATTGGTGGGAGTTTCCCGGTCGTGATGAAGCGTGGAAGGAAAAAACAATCCGTACTTTAGGTAGTAGAGAGGTTTTTGATCAAGAGTTCGGAAACGTTTTCTTGCAGACTGGAGAAAGCGCGCTTGATGAGAAGGTGTTTGAAGAAATGAAGAGTGAGTGTACTGAACCAAAATTTGTTTTTAACGAGGGAAAATATTTGATGTGGGATGAACCTGATAAAGAAAAAATTTATGTTGCGGGAGTAGACATAAGTGAAGGAGTTGGTGAAGCGGCGAGTGTTGTACAAATACTAGATATTACCGATCTTAGAGAAATTAAGCAAGTTGCAACTTACCATGACAGAACAATTAGCCCTTATAATTTTACAACTAAGTTACACGAAATATTACAGCACTGGGGATCACCTCTTGCTATGATTGAAAGAAATAATTGCGGCGCACAAGTCGTCGATCAACTTAAAAATACTTTGAATTACGAAAATATTGTCTCTTACGGAATAAAAGCTGGCCCTGTTAATTTTAATAAAATCGGCGTACAGGCCCATACCAACACAAAATATAAAGGTGTTATGAATATGCGCTACTGGATGGGAGAATTAAAAGTTTTAAAAATTAGAGATTTTAAGACATTAAATGAGCTAAAAGGATTTGTACGCTATCCTAACGGTACTTGGGCAGCTAAACCCGGAGCAGATAATTGGGATGATCGGGTAATGAGCTTAATGTGGGCATTAATGATACTTGAAAATGATCTTGTTGAGAAGTATTTTGAAATAGCGGAATACGATGCAAATAAAAAGCCACAGAGAATTAAATCACTTGACTTTGGTATAAAATATTTTATAAACCCTGCGTCAATTTATAGTAATGAAAAAGATGGAGGCATGGGCACACCACCTCTTCCTATTGTTATGCAAGGTGATAATAGTAATGATTTCAATGAAATTACCGATCTCGAATCACAAGGTTGGACTAAACTTTAATTAAATAACTATATGGCAACACAAAGCAATTTCGTACAAAGCCCATTTAATAAAGCGCGTAAAGATAAATTTTTACTCGTTTTAAATTTTCCTGACGGATTAAAAGAAATTTTTTCTAAGCTTGATCGTGCTAATAGAAATATTATTCCCGATTCTTTGCAGTTTTCTGTTTACGGTGTTGTTGTACCGGATATGGAAGTTTCGCATTTAGATGTTAGGTACGGCGGTCAAACATTAGCTGCTTCAAGCCAATCAAGAAAGCCTTATCCACCTATTACTGTAAATTTTGATGTGGACAACAGATTCAATAACTATTGGGTCATTTATAAATGGTTAAATATTTTAAACGACGTCAAGTTAAATATTTTTAATGCAGATAATCTTGTTCCACCGCCGGGTAGTAATAATTCGGCTAATTTTGTATATGCTGCTAACCTTTCAATATTTGCTTTAGATGAATACGACAAAAGAACAGTAGAGTTTAAGTATTTAAATGCATTTCCTACAACCCTTGGCGGTGTTAACTTTAATCACCGTGATTCCGGTGAAGTTGAATCTTTTGTAACATTCTCATATTCACAATTAGTAATTTCGTTAGTAGAAGATGTAGATATAATATAAAAAACAAAAAAAACCAAAAAGTTTTATCCGAAAAACCATAAATACTTTATATGGCACGCACAATTCAAAGCCCCGGAGTCGAGATTAATGAAGTAGATTTATCCTTGAGAGGCGTAGGAACCCCAGCAACCACAGTATTTATTCCTGGATTTGCTTCGAAAGGACCTTCTTCAGAACCTATTACAGTAACATCACTTTCTGAATTTGAACAAATATTTGGTACACCTACAAATGGAGCAGAAAGATATTTCTACCATTCTGTCAAAGCAACTTTACAATCTTCTGCAAGTGTAATAGTTTATAGATTGCCTTATGGTGAAGGCCTCGGTGTCGATACAAGCAATGAATACAGTGCGTTAGTATACCCTGTGCAAGCTTATTGCGATGGGTATTTAACCACCTCTCTGTCTGGTGCTAACAGCACATATCTCTTCGGAGCGCCGACACACATTCAACTTTCTCAGACTGAATATCTTTCAATATTAAAGGGCGACGGGTTCACCTGGAGCAGTGATACATATGGTCAAACAACTTTTACTGATGTTGCTTCATTAAGTGCTTCTGGTATAATTGTTCTTAACAAAGCACAATCAACAATAAACAGCAAGTTTGAAGGCACATACCTAGGAATTATTGATAATACAAATCTTAATCCTGCAACACCATTTAATGATGTTAATAGCGTTTATTCGATCAATAATAACTCAACTGCAATCTTTGGTACTAACTATGTAAGAATTCCTGATGTAAGATTAAACTTTACACTTTCTGCTGATGCAACAGGGTTACAGGGAAGTGTTTCTGAAGTACTTGAGAATATACCTACATTTGATATTTCATCCAATCAATTTGATGATACTGCTACAATCGGTGTTTTCAAGCTTCGTCAATCAGTCTTTTCACCGGATACAATCGCTCTTGATTACCTCTTACAAGACGGTTATACAGCCTCATTTGATGCAAATAGACAGATTAACAGTACAAACGGTGGTCCTGCTATTAGCTTCTTTATGGAAATTGTTAATCGCCCATCACTTAACATTACAACAATTATTAATCCTAATATTTCTAATAAAAACAAGACAACGTGGCTTAATCTTTCTGGCGTACCAACAAAGAAAGTTCGTTTCTTAACTGCCGCACTTGCAACACCTTTAAATGGCGAATCTTCACAAGAATATGTAACCCGTGTTGGTGCACCACAAGCCGATATTGAAGTTGCACTTAATATATTAGGTTCAACCGCCTCACTCTTTCCGATCGGTGTATACGACAACCAGGATCTTGCTACAAAAATTATTGGTAACGTGCCAGGTAAAGTCACTCGCGCTGCAGAAAAGCTTAATAATGTTGATCTCTATCCGATTAATATTACCTGTGAAGCTGGTCTCGGTACTATTTACATAAATTCATTCAATCTTGCAACATATGGCTACTTTGATGATACAGTTCCGTATGATGCTGCTGTTGAAGCGCTCTCTATTCAGAATCCTTCAAGCGTACCAACACCAGCTACGCAATATACTGCTGTTGCTAATGCATTTTTAAATCTCGCGGAAACACGTAAAGATCATATCTTTCTTGCCGATCCATTTACAAACATATTTGTACAAGGCGCGAATATTAAAGTTTTAGATATACCTACAAATACATTCTCAGATAACGTATTCTGGCCGCTAAAGAATCAGTTTGCTAGTATCGATACGAGTTATGCTTGTACGTTTGCAAACTGCGGTAAAGTAGCTGATATTGCTACAAATCAGCAAGTCTGGGTACCATTCTCTGGATTTGCTGCAGCTGCAATGGCAAATACAGATTCTTCATTCCAACCCTGGTATGCACCGGCTGGTTTCACACGCGGTGTAATAACAGGTCTTGTCGATATTGCGATTTATCCTAAGCAGAAACAACGCGATAATCTCTATAAGATCAATTTAAACCCTGTAACATTCTTCCCATCTGAAGGATTTGTAATTTTTGGTCAAAAGACCTTACAAAAGAAGCCAAGTGCATTCGATCGTATTAACGTACGCCGTCTGTTCTTAAATCTTGAAACAGCAACAAGAGATACTGTAAAATATTTTGTATTCGAGCCTAATACACTCTTTACGAGAACACAGGTTATAAATAGCTTAACACCAATATTCGATAATGCTAAGAATACACAGGGTATATACGATTACCTTCTTATTTGCGATGAGCGTAATAATCCACCTGCTATAATAGATGATAATACAATTGTTGTAGATATCTATATTAAGCCTGTAAGATCAGCAGAATACATCCTCTGTAATTTCTATGCGACAAGAACTGGTACAAACTTCCAGGAGATTGTATCGTAATAGATAAATAATTTTATGGCAGACGTAAATCAACTAATTACAGACTTTTATACAGCAGCAACTACACGTGAGTTTGCACGTGATTTTAACTTCCGTGTATTGAATATTAATACCGGCGGAGCGAGCACAGTAACATTTGATAATAATGATCTAATCTATGTTAAGACAGCTTCCTTACCCGCTCGTTCAATTACTAATGTTGCTGTACCTTATATGGGATTAAATTTCAACTTACCCGGTAATGTCACATATCCTAACAGCGAAGCTTATGAATTAACATTCTATACAGATGCTAATTCCCAAATTCGTCAAAAGTTTGAACAATGGTCATCCGATATTTTCAATGATTCAAACTCAACTGGTAATTATTTTGCCCCCAAGCAGACCGCCGTAATGGATTTGGTTCAATTAGATAATCAGATGAATAAGACTGCACAATATCAGCTTGTAGGTGTTTCAGTTCGCAATGTCGGTCCTTTGAATTACCTAATTGCTGAAGGTGTTGGAAATACTGTAGAATTTACTGCCACTCTCTCCTATCATTACTGGAGAAAAACCTCGTAATATTTAAATTTGTCCTAAATAATTAGGTGGACAATCCATTAACAGACGCGCTCAATGGTCTAGGTAATAATTTTCAAGGACTTGTAACCGGTACAAATCCTTTATTCGCCCCTCAAGTCACTAATCTTTTCGGGTTTAATATACCTGGCGTTCCTATTATTAGTGTAAGAGATTATTTTCTCACACAAATGGAATCCTGGTTTACAGCGATTCCTAATACTACTCAGTGGATAGTTGTCATAGATAGATATCCCGCAGCATTACGTACAAGCATAATTCAAGGGCTAGAAAGAACCGATGGTAGTAAGAAGGGATACGATATTAGTACTGCCGTTAATATTCTCAAGAGCTACCCGTTGCAAAAAGTAATTGGTTGTTTATTTGCTCATGAAGTTACAGTGCCCGCTGAAGAATATACTCCTGATTCTGCTTCGGTGAATAATAACGCAGGGTTCTTGCCTGGTATTCTCGGGGGACCAAGAAATCCAGATTATAATACTTTAGTTGTAGATTTTCGCGAAACTAATACTTCTTTTGTTGACTTTGTAATTAGACCGTGGGTAATTCTCGGTGCACATTTTGGTATGGCTGCCCGACCTGGTGATAGATTAGGGCAACGTGACCTTAAAAATATGAAAGTTAATATGACTTTATTGCAATATACTAAGACGTATCAAGGTATATCTATGATACCTAGAAAAGTATATACATTTTATAATTGTACACCTTATCAAATATCAGAACAATCGATGGATTATGCTGAGGATAAACTTCCTACATATACTACAAGATGGACATATTCAAACTATGCAGTAGAAAACAATCTTTACTTGCCTATTGGCGACCTTGTTAATAGAATATCTAATGGATCGATACCTCGAGTTACGAGTTTTCAAAACGGACTTGGGTATATCAATCCGTACGGATTTTTATAATGTCATTTTACTTAAATTTTCATTCTCCAACATTAGATAAAGACTTAAGAGTCAAAGAACTGACATTTAAGCAGTACCGTGTATTAAATAAGTTCTTGTTAAACAACAATAACTTTCACATTTCTGAATGCTTTGAAGAAATTATAAAAGAATGCTTAATGGAAAAGGAGTATTACGAACAACTTACAAACTTTGATAAATTTTGCATGCTTTATCTACTCCGTTGCATTTTTGTATCACCAGAAATAGAATTAAAAGAAAGTACATCTATAACCAAAATACCTTTAGTACCTTTTTTAAATAAATGTCTCGATTTTAAAGCAGACTTTAGAAGCGAGCATGCTATTGATACATTAAAACTACAGATTACTTTGCCTAAAGCACTTTATTTTGAAAATCTTTTAGATGCTTATTATAGTTCAATAGATAAAGTGTTTGTTGATGAAGAAGAGATTGATATTTTCTCTGCTACATCCAAAGAGAGGCAAAAAATTATTGAACAGCTTCCTGCAGAAGTGACAAGCCATATTGATAAATTTAGTAAAAATAATATAAATGCGTTTAAAGAGCTTGTTCTAAAAGTTGGATTAAAAGACTCTGATAAAATCGAGATATCTCCGTACAACACAACGTTATTTGAGATTTTAAAAGCTCTTTTTTCAGCTAATTTAAAAAATATATACGAAATGCAATATTTGCTAGTTAGTAAAATGTTCTTTACATGTGAAGCAATTGATAATAATACTTTGACAGAAAATATTGTACTTTGCAAAATATATGAAGC